ACCCTTCTGCGGCATTTCAGCCCGGTCAAATTGCGGAATTAACCGTTATCGGCAATCAGGTTATGGCGACTGTGAGCAATGGCACCGCACCAATTGGAGTTATTGACGATATTAAGACGGCAGCATTTACAAATGTATCTTGGAATGAGGTAGTTATTGTGCCAGCGACAGGAGTTCTTTCTCCTGGCGGGCAATTAGTTACTCCAATTGATATTAAGGCTGAAGTAAGAAAGCCGAACATTATGCCAAATAGCTTTAACTCTACTGTAAGCGTTGTTCTTAATCCAGTTAATGGAGTTATTACGTTTTTAGCTGGCACAGTATTAAATTTTGATTTAACTGGAACTGGCACACCAAATGCAATTCGCACTATTGTAAATTATACTTATCAAGTTCCAAATATTCCTGGCGATGACAGCACGAAGGGAACTGGTAGAATGACTGTTTGGTTCAACCGAATGTTTTTCCAAACAGATCAGTATGAGACTAACCAACAATACCCTGTCAGGGCTAATTTATATGTTAGTGAAATCGGATTTCTTACTACCAGGCGTCCAAGTAGTATTCATCCTGCTGTCGGCATGGTTACGGCACCACCTACGCATTCTAATCCCATGATTGAAGTCTTATGGTTTTAACGCGATGCGTTATTATTTTTGACGCACTGTTAGATAATAATAAACCACAACTATTTTAGAACAAGAAACCAGCTCCCATTTTTATATGCAAAAAACACATAATAATATTACATATACTTTGAGTTCTGGAGGAAACATTCAAGTGCAAAGAATCATGGACTGGCTATACAAGGACGCAACTATTTTCTTAAAAAGAAAACATGATACATATGTTGAGTTATGTAATCTTAATTCAAGGCAAAATTATAGGTGACTTATGAATTTTAAACATGAAGATTTTTTTTCGTCAGAAACGATGCGCTCTTTAGAGAGATTAGCTAGAGAAAAAGGCTTAATTAAAAATAATGTTCTTGAAAAAATTGCTTCTGGTCCTAAAAAATCAAAAGTGGATTTGACTCCGACAAATAATTTAACTGAAAATTTGTTGAAATTATGTAGCGGGTTACGCAATGCTGGTATGGAAAAATATGCAGAAGAATTAGAGTCTACATTTATGATGTATAAGCAAGCTTCTACTATATGTGATTCTGATTTAGTTGATCAGGCGCACCCTGATGGTAGTCCATCATTAGAGGGAGTGGATGGTGATGCTGTTATTGAAACGATTTTAGATCAACAATTAGCGATGATTAGAATGGTGGACAAAAAACCTACCGGGAAATTGACCAATGCTAAAAGTATTATAGATGCTGTTAAAATTTCATTAGCAGAGACTGAAAGTAATGAGATAGTAGATTTGCAGCGAAAAATAGCAAAAAAATTACAAAGAACCTATGATATAATAGCAAATTTTATCTCTTTAGCAAATAAAGATTTAACCATGCAAATTAATCATGGCGGGCTACTTATACTAATAGAAAATACCCAAAATAATCCCACAAAAGAGGGTCTTATTAGAATAAACCAATTAATCGATTCACTTGCTAGAAGAGTAAAACCTTCCTGGCTTGGCGAGGGGGTTGAAAAATCCACATGGGAAACAATAGGCGGCATGCCAGACGCCGCAAAACAATCGGTTAACGAATCAATTGATTTTATGAATAATATCATAGAGATAAGACGACAAAAAATAGAGTCAGAATATGCGGAAAAGCCTCCAAAAGACGAGTCAGATCCGGGAAAAGAATATGGAACCAGAATAGAAGAAACTGCGCCCGAATTTGAACCAATAAAAAAAGAAATTAACGCGCTGATTAGATCATTAAAAAGTTATCAACCAATGATTGATTTAATGGAAAATAAAACCGATGTTGCCGAGGGTACGCAATATATTAGTGATTCAATCAAAAAATTAGAAAGTTATCTTTATCAAATGAGTCAAATAGACCCAGAATTTGCCGGTCGATATGCGCCTAAATTAACTCAAATGGTTCAAACTATAAGTGAAGATGTAAATGGTTTTTATAATGATTGGATTGCATAAATGAATCACAAAGATATTATAGATTTAATTCAAAAAACAGCATATCCAAAACGAAGCGGAGCAAAAGCACCCCGCCCGGCAGCTAAGCCTGGAGGTGGTGCGCCATCTAGAACATCTGGTTCGCCTCAAAGTTATAGTGGTGGAGCAATGTCTAGTTCTGTAAGAGATATGCAAACGGAAATTAAGAATTTCGCCACAGAAGTTGCAAATTATAGTTCTGATATGAGAGGTCGAACGCCAGCAGCAGATCAATTAGATGGACGAAAGTCATTCAATGATTTTATTACCGAACAATATTTGGCAGGCGCTGAAGTTAAAGGCGTAGAGTGGTCAAAAGACCCGACAAGAGTTACAAGAGAGCAAAAAAAAGAACATGAAACAAATCTTACAGAGATGGATATTGTTATGGATTCTTTGTCAAGAATTGGTAACTCTAAAACAGAGTTCAAGATAGATGGTGTGTGGGGATTTAGAACAAACAATGCGCTGCTAAATATATATGCATTTGCCGTCGCATTAGTCAAATTATCAGAAGATTTTGGAGATAACTCTTCGGGTATTTTCGGACGAAATCAATTAAAAGAAATGTTTTCAAATTTAATAAAAGATGGCGACCCAAATAAAGTGCCGTCAAGTGAAAAAAACAAGAAAGCCGAAGTTTTAGCCGAATTGATTAAAAAGCTGACTGCATTTTATCAGAGATATGTGAAGAAAATTGCTGAAAACCCCTATTACAAGAGATATATTGATGGTTCAGCAATGTTTACTGTTAATCCAAATAAAGTTGATCCTGCACATAAGACGCCAGAAGAACAAGACATGCTTAAACATCCAGAGAATATTAAAATTGGTCCACTAACCTTAAGTGGACCCAACAAAGCAGCGCCTCATAGTGTAAGTTTGTCTCATCTTATATCTTCTAAAACATTAAGACAATTAGCTGAAGGTTTGGGTTATTCATCAAATGTGGCACTGAATCTAGACATACAAAATAAAATACTTGGCGAGATTGAGGCACATGTTCAGTCTATGTTATCACAACAAAATAAATCTCCAATGCAGATGGCAACGCCACCACCAATGCAAATTGCCGCGCCACCTTCAAAATAAGGATTATAATGTCTTCAATATTTCAAGATGAAAATTTAATCAGTAATCTTCTAAATACTAGCATTAAGCATTTAGAAAAGTTTGGCATTGGAGAAAATGTTAATTATCCTGCATATCAGTTGGCTAACAAATTAATAGTTGATCTTAAAAGACAAATTAATCCAGATAATGCGCCTCCAGTGGAAGCTCCAATCGGAACACCAGATAATAAACCGTTAGGGTTAACTAATAGAGAATTAAGGAACCTTGGAGATTTTATTAATTGGGCGGCTAATAATAAATTAACATGGAATAATAAAAGATTCGCATGGACAGAAGCCGAGTATAAGGCTAATCCAACATCAATTCCAGACTCTGCGGCAGAATTTTCTGCTTATACTTCTATTAGAGATAGAGAATCAGATACAAGACAGCCTCATAAGGTTGCGGCATATGCGCTAAAGCAAGAATTAATAGATTTTGTTACGTACATTAGAGATTCCGAACAAAACAGAACAAATAGGGTTCTTCAAGTAATGATTGGAAGTCTAATTAATCAGATTAATGATAATTTGGAGCCTGGAGATAAAAAAATAGAAGCCAGACCATCAAAAGGTGCAACACAAACATTGCCGCCATCAATGATTATAGATGGGCTTCCTATAGTATTAAGTACAAATGCGCCATATGAAGGCTTGGATGGTTTGAAAAATGATTTTTCCGGGGCTCCAGTTAAATTATATGTTAATATAGTTAATAATAGTTCTACATTTAGGGCATTTATTCTTAATCAATCCGTTAAGAATGATAAGGGCGAACAAATATTGGCGTCAGATCCGGCAAAAGGAGACCCTTGTTTAATAATTAATATTTTATATAAAAGAGCGCAGTATCTTGTTAATACTATTGGCACAGCTCATGATGAGCATACTCCGCGTTATAGTGAGGCAGCAAAACTATATCTAAATAAGATAATAGAAGTTGGAAAAACATTGCGAGGAAGAGACGGCAAAGCCTGCAGTGTTGGCATAGACACTACAATTGGCGGCACTGCTGGAACAACTCCTGGCGGGCAACAAGCATTAACTCCGGAACAAATTTCCTTATTGCAACAAATTTTGTCTAATTTACCATTACATACAGCAAATATAGACACTAATAGAATAGACAGGTTTTTAACTGCTTTAGCACAATTTGATCAGGGAACCAAAACAAGTGCTCTGACGCAAAATATTGCGTATAGAGAAGTTCAAAGAATTATGGGAGCAATGGACGGCTTGATGATAGGAAAATACCCTCAAATAAATCTTACCATGAATTTGCAATCCATAGAGGGTTTATTGAAAAATGGATGGAAAGATTCCAGCGCATTTATAGATAACTTGCGCCAACTAATAATTCAAACATCGGCAATGTTAAGCGCATTAAGTTCTACCTGGGGATATGCCATGTCTCCTAAACAAAAACAAGCAGTAGATGCACAAATAAACTATATTGGAAATGATAATATAGCAAAAATAAATAGATGGGCTTCTGCACTGTCTCGCTCCGTTAAGGTTAAATAAAGGAAATTATGACACATTCATCTAGCGAAATTAGTCTTTATGTTGATGCCATGATTATTGAGGCTATTGTAGATGATCCAACAATAATTAAAGAGGCTGGCGCTACCGAAGTGATTATGTCTTTGGTTGGAAAAGTTAAAGATTATATCAAATCAAAAATACGCCCCGGACATGAATCAGAAGATGTTCTTAATTTATTAGCTCCAGGAACAATATCTCTTATATTTTCGTTATTTGGTAAAACATGGATTGGTATATTATTTGGTTTAGCCACAACGGTATTTAAGATTAATATTGGCGGAATTATAATGTCGTTGTATAATACTGTAAAGTCACTAGTTTCGGGAAATCAGCAGATAACATCTGCACAAGTAGACTCTATGGTGAGTGATGCTATAAAAAGTAATTCTGAACCTATGAGCCCCGAAGATGAAATTAAAGCTATGGAAGCTGCAGAGGCTAAAAAAAGCGCCGCCAGTAATGTTGGCAGAAGCTTAAGAGAAGCTCGTGATGTTAAATTAGCAATGATAGCTTATAAAGATAATCCTGAAAATTTTAATAAAGTGGCATTTGGCGGTCTTCAAAGTAAAATAGTCAATATTTTGACCACATTACTTAGATATGTATTCAAAATTGCTTTAGGTTCCGCTGGGCTAATTGTCGCTGGCGAAGCGATTCTATCTTATATCGGGAAAGCAACCAATTTATTTCCTTCAACTACCGGACCATCGTCGCCTCCTGCCACTCAAACTTATACATCTACACAAACAAGATTTAAGTTAAATCCAGCATATAAAGGCACGAAATATAATGTTGGAGAAACAACTTGGGCGGAAGGATTTGTCAATAATACCGGCGGCATTTCTGACATGTTAGTACAGTTTGCTAAAGAAGTATATGATGGTTTGAGCGGATTAGAGAATTTTATTAAGTCATTACCAACATTTCAGGCACTGGTAAATGGAATTGAAACGTTTAATTCTTCGGCGGCAGGGTCTTCTGTGGTTTTTATTCCAAGAGGATATACTACAAAGAAACAGTTAGTAGACTTGTTTATTGATGATGTTGCTGAAAAAGCTCCGAATTCAACGGCATAAGTAAGTATATAAATAAATTACTCAAGGTGAGTCAAATAATGAGACGTAGCGATATTTTTGAAGAATTTGTTAAAATTGCTAAAGCACAGGGATTGCTTTCTAAGGCTACGCCTGAAGAGGTGCAAAGAAAACTGGAGAATAATCCAAGATTGGATGCTCTTGATGCATCTGCCATTGAAGCATTATACGGAGTTAAGCCAGATACTCCAAAAGATATGGAATATAAAAGAAATATTATTGAAGATGCCCATCCAGATATGGCAGTGGTATCTCCATCTTATGATAAATTGAACGGTCTTGTTGAAAACTTAAATGAAAGACAAAACATTATAATGCATATTGTAAAAAAGATGCCCGATGGGCACATTACCCAGAAAAAATATGCAGAAAAACAATTATTACTATCATTGGTTAGACTTGGAAACGATTTAGACAATCAAAATAAAGAAGATTTGCGCATTTTGGCTGATGTGTGTTTAGAACAAGCCTCAACAATAACTAAAAAAGGAATTGGCACTTTAGCAATAGCAGGATTAGTTGCCATTCCGGTTATATTGGGTGGCTTATATTTACAACAACATATGAATTTTAGAAACGAAACTTTTACATTAAATCAAAATAAACTTATCGCTGAAATTGATGATATGTTACAGTCTAATGCTAATTATGGAGTCGGAGTAGAATACGGGTCTGAATTTATAAGTCTGTTGCGTGATTTAAAGAAAAAAGTTTTAGAAGTTGGATCTGGTTATTCTGCAGTTATCGATATTATCAAAAGTATAGAAAAACCGAAGACGGGGCAAGAGTTAATGCAATTAGCAGAATCTCCACAAAGTGCGTCTATTGTTGATGCGTATAATAATTTCAAGAAAATCGCCGATAATTATAGACCTTATTTTGCGCAAATTCTACAGAATTTTCAAAAAGAAGGTTATAAATTAAGAAATATTAAGGAAAAAGGAGCATTAACAAAATTAGTTGATTGGACCGGCGTTTTACATGGCGGGAAGGGATTAATTGCTGATGATTTTGATGATGTGGTGAGAGCGCTTAATCCATATCTGGAATCTTTTGAAGATACATTAAAAGTATTGGCAGAATCAGAGACTTTAAGGGAAGATGCCAAGAAAAAAATCGAAGAAGCTAAAGCATCATCAACGGATTATAGAACACCAACAGCACCAGCAGTACCAACAACAAATACTCGTTCTAGATCGGAAATTGATGATGAAAGTGGAAGGGAATTAGCAGAGTCTCTTTCTGGTTCAGGATTAGAATCGTCAATCGGTATATAAATTATATGCTTATCTGGGCATAAAAAAATATATGTTATATTTAGTAAGTTTAAGGTGTAAGTAACGATGCCAGATTACTATGGCATTAAAGATTAATAGGAAAATAAAATGGCTCTAAAACTTTTACAACCTGGCGTCCAACCATTAGGACAATATGACGGACTTGATACAGAAGTATTAACCCTTATGGGCGGCGAAGTCGTTACTTTCAAATCAGTTCTAGCAACAGCAGCAACTGATAAGGCAGCTTATGACGTATTTGACGGATATGTTAATTCGTTGAAGAGAGTCGTTGTTACTCGTAACGTAGCAACATCTGCCCGTCCATTAATGTTAGCTGACGAAGGCATCACTGGATACGGAACCGTATTCGGCGCCGTAGTTGGTGGAACTGTTGGACAAAACGTAACTGGTACAACACTAGGACCCCACACAGCAACTGGATCTGGCAAAGTAACTCTTTGGGACAAACCAGGTCTTTATGCAGTAACTCTAGACGCAGCTTGCGACCAAGCTGCTGACGGATTGGTTGCGGCAAACGCAACTCTTGATACGGGCGCATCCTTAACTTGGGTGCCAGCATCTGCAACAGTTGGTGGAAAACTAACACCAGTTGGAAGCACTGCTGCTGCCGGTAACACCGTCGTAGTAGGTCACTTCGTAAGCTTCGAAACCAATGGTTCGTTGGTAAATACTCCAAACTATTTAGCCTCGGCTCTTGGATCTAGAACATACACTTATGCGGTGTTCCACTTCAATCCTCAATACTAATTAAAATGGGATTATATAGATTAATTTTTATTAATCCCACTATGATGCAATGTTGTGTCAAGCTGACATAAGTTGGCAAATCATTCTTTAAATTTCGGAGAAAACATGAATATGTTTAATAACCAGGGTCAGATGAATGCTGGCTCACTAAAAGAAAGCTTAATGCAGCTTGTTAAGTACGCTGCGATTCTCGAAGAGAACCAACCTTCCAATATGGGATTGGCAGGACAGACATCCTTAAGTGACGACAAGCGTGACGAACTTATTTCTCGCGCAATTATGACTCAAGACGGAAAGATTGCTCTTGCTCAAGCAATGGCAAATCCAATTCGTAGAAACTTGGACTATCATGGTATCGCACGTAGAGCATTGGTAGTGGATCCTCTTCCTCAAGGCGCAATGGCAACATATGATAGAGATATCGACGTTGCTGCTGTTGTTATTTCTAGCAACGGTACAGGTCCAGAATCACGCGTATTCGGTGACCGTGTTGTAGTTCCTGATTTCGAAATCTATGCAAACCCAACAGTACGTATTGCTGAAGTAAAGCGTCGTAGATTCAACGTCATTGACCGTGCAGTCCAAAAGGCTCGCCAGGAAATGATGGCTCAAGAAGACGCAAACGTATTTGCAGCATTAGATGCAGCAGCATCTTCTGAAAATACATTGACTGACATCGCTGATGCTGGTCTTTTGAAGAGAGACCTTGTTGAAATCAAACAACAAATCGATCGCTGGGACCTTGTAACTACCAAGTATTTCATGAATATTAATGAATTTACTGATATCCTCAAGTGGGGTAGCGGCGGTGGACAGGGAACAAGCGGCGGCGATTTCGACCCCGTTACAATGAGAGAAGTTCTACAGACTGGTCTATATGCACATATCTGGGGAACAGACATCATGGTATCCAAAATAGTACCGCCCGGTACTATATACGGTGCCGCAGATCCAGAATTCGTAGGCGTTATGCCTATTCGTCAAGACATTGAAGTCTTGCCTGCTGATGAGCCAAAACAATTGAAGTTGGGATGGGTTGTTAGCGAAATAATTGGTATAGCTATAGTGAATCCAAGGGGCGTTGCAGCTGGTCGTAAAAGCGTTGTTGTAGGAGTCTAATCTAATTAGGTTCTTATGCTTAAAATAAGTTAAGGAAAAGGCGCCGTATAAATGCGGCGCCTTTTCTATTTCTGATAATATCTTTTTTGATACCCCTGCGTGTTAGACAAAATTAATCTATTTGTATCTTTATTCTTATCAAGTAATTTTAGATATAGATTATGTTTTCGATCTAAATAGATATTGGCGTCCCTATATAACCAATCTAAAAACGTGGCGATTTGTCGATTACCTGCCAAATGTATAGTGTACACATTTTTATTTTTAACATCATTATATGGTTTCCCGTATCGGACGCCTATTTGTTTTATAATAACTTCTCTCATTGAATTGCAGAATTCTAATGTAGATACCATTTTGGTGGTTGCACTTCTGGTTTTAATGTTAGTAAGATAAATTCCGCCGTCTCCATCATAATAGCCCCTGATAAAATGTCGTTGTAGTTCGGGGTCGGTTAACCATTCTGGAAAAGTAATAATTAAACTTTTATTAGCCGGGCACCCCAACTCTTCTAATTTATGACAAATATGTTTGCTATTTATATTGAAATAAGATGTGTGATAAATAACTTTTTGTCCCTTATATTCTTTTTCCCTATCTTGATCTTTAATGTGTTGTAAAGGATTTTCCAAATAAATGAGCGAAACCAATTTTTCCAAAATATCTTTATCTTTGCGAGCCAAGTCAATTCTAACAAAATTAGCATCTATATTGTTCCCACCATCGGCATATAAAAATCCAAGAAAGTAAGCCTTTTCTTCGGCGTCTATATTGTCAAAGAAGTATTCATTGATCGCATATTTACGATGGCATTCTTCTGCGCTTCGTCTGTCAACACCATTTTTCTCCAAATATCGCAGAACCAAAGTATGTTCTACATGAAATTGTTCTGCTATTTTAGGGGCAGACAATCCTTGTTGATATAGTTCTACAATTTTTATTTCATCTTTTGGAAAAATCTTTTTACGAAGTCCTCTTCGTTTAATTCCGTTCTTTTTAAGGATTTTTAAGACCGTGTTCGGATGTATATCAAATTGTTTGGCTATAGTGTCTGATCCCAATCCTGATTGATATTTTTCAATAATTTCTTGTTTTTGCTGCGCTGTTAACATAATTTCTCCACTAATCTCACTTACTACCCACACTTATATTAAGATATTGATAGATGCCCACCAGATCTACAATGTGATCATTTAAAAAATTTTGTCAAGTTTTATCATTATTTGTAACATATTTGGCTTTGGGTAATATTTATGTATCATAATAGCTGGTAGTGCCGCGCTCAATCTCAATATATGGTAAAAATGGAATTGTTAGATGTATTAGACATATATTATGTCATCACAAAAAGCGCAGAAGATATTGCGCAAAGAAAACGCACGATTTTTATTCGTAAAAATTCGTTATCAAGCGTATCTGGATTCACAAAAAATGCATTTGATACAAGAAGAATTAATCAGGAAACTGATTATATTCCAAGACGAGGATTGCAAAATTATCATAGAAGTGAGGCATTTTTAACTCAAGCTATGTCTAAAAAAGTAGACGCTTTTGCCAAATTAGCCGAAGTATTAACAGAATTAAAATTAGAATTTGGAAGACAACCGGCTTGGCAAGATAGTTATACAAGAGTTCTATTATCTTCCATTGATAAAGGCTTGCGAACTAACATTAAAGATGGCGATTATAGTGATGCTCAACCATCAGTTGGCAGTTTAGATTATTTAGAGGAATTAATGTATGTTCGTTATAGATTAACTCCGGATGATTTGGTTTCGATGTCTCCTTTGACATTGCGCGCTGCCATTCTGCAAAAAGATGAACTATTAGTCAATGGTGACAGATCTTATGAACAAATTACTCCATCTGATGTGTCAAAATTTAGTTATGAAGCTTTAGTTGATAAAATGTTAACCACATTAGCTACTGTTATGGCAAATCAAAAACAAGCGGCTCCAGATGATAATTTGACTAATAAGTTGTTCGATGTAAAAGCCACAAAAGATAATCCGGAAATAGAAAGATCTGTAATGATCACCATTAAAGACAAAATTGTTAACGAAAAGCCTATAAGTAAATCTAGCGCAGAAGAAGTGCCAGATCAAAAGATAATATCAGAAGATGAAGAAGATGTGAATTTAATAAAGGAGTAAACCTATGACTGTAGACGAATTTGCTCCCTATTTAAAGAGATATGGATGTTTTATAGTAAGAAATGTTACCCCAGATCGTAATAAAACAATAAAAATATTCACCTATCCAATTAATTTCAATTGTACGAGAGATTTATTACAAATACCAGGTGTCGCAGAACAAGATATACGCGCGTCTTTATTAAAGGGCGAATTGCGTCATAAGATTTTGGCAAAAGACATTGTTGTTGAGTGCAGTGATATTGATTTGTTGCAGTTTAATCTTGATCAAAAGGCTTTTTTGCAAGATGCCGGAATAATAAATGGTTTACAAGTAACTAGTACGAATTTATCAGTTTTGAAAAAAGAAGATATTCAGTTGGTTGGTGTTGTTGATGATTCAAATACTGTTTTTACTATTCCATTTGGAAAATTCATTCAAAACGATTTATACCGCATAATAGTGTATAAAAACGGAGTTAAGCAATTATTTTTAGATGATTATTTTATTGCTGAAAGTGGTGGACCCGGATCTGGTTATGATACAATTGTTTTAATAGAGCCTCCAACTACTGTTCCTGCTCCTAATGATGTAATTACTGCTGATTACTATTTGGATAATACGTGAGCGATCAATGACCAAAGTTAATGCAACCCAAATAAAAGGAGTTCCTACAGGTTCTGGTGGAGGAGCAACCGGAGCTACTGGACCAACAGGTCCGGCAGGAGCTACTGGACCGCAAGGCGCTACTGGTCCAGCAGGACCTACGGGTCTGCAAGGTATTCAGGGTTCTCCTGGCGTGACAGGTCCTTTTGGAGGTCCACAAGGCTCTCCAGGAGTAACTGGAGCCACTGGACAAGCTGGTGTCACAGGTCCTCAAGGAGCTACTGGACCACAAGGTGCTACTGGACCACAAGGTGCTACTGGACCGCAAGGGGCTGATGGTATTGACGGCGTAACAGGAGCGACAGGTCCTGCCGGGCAAGACGGAGTAACTGGACCTCAAGGAGCTACTGGACTTCAAGGCGCTACAGGTATAGATGGAGTTACAGGGGCAACAGGTCCTGCTGGACAAGACGGAGTAACTGGACCTCAAGGAGCTACTGGACTTCAAGGCGCTACTGGTTTACAAGGGGCTGATGGTATTGACGGCGTAACAGGAGCAACGGGACCTGCAGGGCAAGACGGGGTTACAGGACCGCAAGGAGCTACTGGACCTCAAGGCGCTACAGGTATAGATGGAGTTACAGGGGCAACTGGACCACAAGGCGAACAAGGTGTTACGGGACCTCAAGGGACTACAGGACCTCAAGGAGCTACTGGTTTACAAGGGACTGACGGAGCAGATGGAGTTACTGGAGCAACTGGTCCTGCAGGGCAAGACGGGGTTACGGGTCCTCAAGGCGCTACAGGTACAGATGGAGTTACGGGAGCAACTGGACCACAAGGTGAACAAGGAGTTACAGGACCTCAAGGAGCTACTGGTCCACAGGGAGCTACTGGTATAGATGGGGCAACAGGCGCGACAGGTCCTCAAGGAGAGGCTGGAGCGTTATCGGGACTGAGGTTGTGGTTTAATAATTCTAATTATCCAAATGTAATTCCAATAACTGGTCCTATAAGTTTGGCTTATGCGAATCTTGCGCTACCAACAATAACTAGATCTGATGGAGGATCATTTATAACAGATGGTTGGTTTGCGCACCAAAAAGCTGTAATATCTGGAACAACAAATAATAATAAAACTGTTAGAATTAGTTCTGTGGCGGCAACAGTATTAACCCTTTCTGAGTGTGATACGCTGGTTAATGAAACTTCGGTTTCTACAATAACTGTTAGCCTTCGCGGATTAACTAGAGCGCCCGTATCTACTGGCGAGGTAACGGAAACATTAACAGGCATATCCTCAACAGAATCTACTGGAGTTCCACTTAATAATTATGTTACATTTCCTGGAGTTCCTGGAGTTACAGAAATTCCTGTTGGACTATGGACGTTTTTCGGAACATTTTCGGCAACGGGTAATACGTGTACATTTAAATATGAAGTATGTTCTAGAAGCGCAGACGGACTAACAACAACAGTCTTGTTTACCACAAATGGTACTGCTCCACAATTAACAACAAGTTTGGTTTCGTATACGACATATTATGTAATTGCAACTCCTATTCCATTAAATACTGGGGATACAATAGTAGTTAGAGTATTAGGGTTTAATAGTTCTGCTGCCACGAAAAATATAACTTGGGTATGTCAAGGGTTTACTAGAGCGGCATATGTAGATACTACATTTTTTGTATCTGGAACTAGAGGAGCTACTGGAGCTGACGGAGTAACTGGAGCGACTGGACCACAAGGTCAAGATGGAGTTACGGGAGCCACGGGACCTCAAGGAGCTACGGGACCTCAAGGAGCTACGGGGCTTCAGGGTGCGACCGGCACAGATGGAGTTACGGGTGCTACAGGACCTCAAGGTCAAGACGGGGTAACTGGACCTCAAGGAGCTACTGGACTTCAGGGAATTACAGGGGCTACAGGACCACAAGGCGAACAAGGAGCTACTGGACCTCAAGGAGCTACTGGACCTCAAGGAGCTACTGGACCTCAAGGAGCTACTGGACCTCAAGGCGCCACTGGTATTGACGGGGTTACTGGAGCTACAGGACCTCAAGGTCAAGACGGAGTTACTGGCGTTACTGGACCTCAAGGAGCTACAGGTATAAATGGAGTTACAGGCGCCACAGGACCTCAAGGTCAACAAGGAGTTACGGGACCCCAAGGAGCTACTGGTGTTGACGGAGTAACCGGAGCAACTGGACCTCAAGGAGATCAGGGTGATCCTGGAGTTACAGGCGCTACTGGACCTCAAGGCGATCAAGGTGATCCTGGAGTTACAGGGGCTACTGGACCTCAAGGTCAAGATGGAGTTACAGGAGCTACAGGACCTCAAGGCGCCACTGGACCTCAAGGCGCCACTGGTATTGACGGGGTTACTGGAGCTACTGGACCTCAAGGTCAACAAGGAGTAACCGGAGCTACAGGACCTCAAGGTGATCAAGGTGATCCTGGAGTTACAGGGGCTACTGGACCTCAAGGTCAACAGGGAGTTACAGGAGCTACAGGTCCTCAAGGTGAACAAGGAGTAACTGGAGCTACAGGACCTCAAGGTCAAGACGGAGTAACTGGAGCTACAGGACCTCAAGGTAATCTCGGATCGCCTGGAGTTACGGGTGCTACAGGACCTCAAGGTGAACAAGGAGTTACAGGAGCTACAGGACCTCAAGGTCAAGACGGAGTAACTGGAGCTACTGGACCTCAAGGTGATCCTGGAGTAACTGGAGCTACTGGACCTCAAGGTGATCCTGGAGTAACTGGAGCTACTGGACCTCAAGGTCAACAAGGAGACGACGGAGTTACCGGAGCTACTGGACCTCAAGGTCAACAGGGAGTTACTGGGGCTACTGGACCTCAAGGTCAACAGGGAGTAACTGGAGCCACGGGACCTACCGGTCCACAAGGAAATCAAGGATCTCCAGGAGTAACTGGGGCGACTGGTCCGCTACAAGTCATTAATAATGGGTTTGAAGATAGAACCCAGTCCAGCGTGGCTTTATCTGGGTTAGATTTTACTATAACTGGAACAGATTTTGTAATTTATGCTGGTGGAGTTAAGTACATAAAAAATACTGAAGGACTTACTGTTACTAATTCTATTGGGACTCATTTTATATATTATGCTGCAGCTGATGGTTATTTGACTCAAAGCACATCTGCCTGGGATTTGTTGGAAGACGCATCAATTATGATCGTTAATATTGATGATACTGGGGCGGTAACAGCATTTGGCGAAGAGCGTCATGGCATTATAATGTCCGATATGACTCATAAGTATTTGCACAATACTGTTGGCACAAGGTGGCAAACTGGTTTAGGATTAGATCACAATGCTATAACCCTTGGTGTTCCTGCTACAGATGGAACAAATACTTATGTATCAATGACTGGTGGAACTCTTTATGACGAGGATTTGCAGTTAGTTATAGTCAATGGCGCAGGCGCTGCCGATTTTGAACAAAATTTAGGAGGGGCGTTGCCTGGTTTGCCGGGACAGATTCCTGTAGTATATAGATTTGGAGCAACCCCGGCTTGGCGAAAAATAACGGCAGATTCATTCCCGTTTCCATGGAATTCTGTTGGAAATATTCCTCAATATAATGAATACACCGGTGGAGCATGGCAATTAACCAATGTTCCTAATACTGACTGTTTTGTTGTGTGGTTATTCGGCACCAATGACATTTATGATCCAGTTATTTCGATTCCGCACAGCGAAGTCTATGCTAATTTGGCTACCGCTCAAACTGGCGCAACCCCTGCAACGATATTCTCTAGCGGATTAGTATCTCCGGAAATGAAGCTTATTTATAGATTAGTTTATGAATATAGGAATGCATATTCTGCCTCCATCAAATATGCGGCATTAAGAGACGTTGTTGATTATAGAACAGACACATCATCACCAATAACTGGATTTTCTCCAACGGACCATAATTCTCTAACAAATAGAGATGCAATAAATTCTCATCCAGCCGATGCAGTCTCAGTTGATACTGCTACATTTGATGGTAATTTTGGAACATCAACTGTTAATGTGCAATTGGCATTAGACATATTAGATGATCTTCAGGGTGTTACAGGAGCAACCGGACCTCAAGGCGCCCAAGGTTCGCCAGGAGTTACAGGCGCTACTGGTCCCCAAGGAGCTACTGGTATACAAGGAGTAACTGGTGCAACCGGTCCACAAGGAGCAACCGGGCTTCAAGGAGCTACAGGTATAGACGGAGTTACTGGAGCTACTGGACCTCAAGGTCAAGACGGAGTTACAGGTGCTACAGGACCTCAAGGTAATCTCGGATCACCTGGAGTTACAGGTGCTACAGGACCTCAAGGTAATCTCGGATCACCTGGAGTTACAGGTGCTACAGGACCTCAAGGTCAAGACGGAGTAACCGGGGCTACTGGACCTCAAGGTAATCTCGGATCACCTGGAGTTACAGGTGCTACAGGACCTCAAGGCGATCAAGGTGATCCTGGAGTTACAGGTGCTACAGGACCTCAAGG